CCGTCGTCTCGATCGGCAGTTCGATGATGACGATCGGCTGCGATACCCCGCCCTCGCCTGGCGGCTTGGGCACGACCGTCCATTCGCCTGGCGCGGGGGGCGGGACGTACTTAGGATCGACGGCCGACAAACTGGGCGACGGCGCCGGTTGCGCGGCCTGCCCCAGAGCCCAGGCGTGCTTGCCATCGCTCTCTGAACGCAGTTCCAGCGTCACGCTCGCGGCCTGATGGTTCGTCGTGGCGCGGCGGACGATGAACTTCTGACCGGCCAGCGCTAGCTCAGGCACGTCCACCGTGATGCAGGCGCCCGGATGGACGTGCATCAGGTGGACCTTGGACGGCAAAGTCGCCGTCAGGCCCTCGCGCAGGTTCGCCAGATCATAGGCGGCCAACTGCCCCGCCTGCTTGGCGTGGCGGACGTGGGTGTACTCGATCTCCAGCGAGCGCGGCTCGCCCCGGTCCTCGTCGCGATAGACCGACGACGTGACCTCGCCCGCCGGGACGTACTGCCAGCCGTTCGCCTCCGACTTGTAGCGTGGGACGATGGTGTTCTTGCGCTCGCGGCGCGGCGTCAGCGGCCGGATTTCGGCCTGCCCGATCAGGTCGTCGCGGGTGTAGGTGTAGGTTGCGACGCGCGGGGCGTTGACCAGGACGCTGATCTGCGCGCCACGGCTGATCGGCTCGCCGCCGCCCGCCTGGAGCATGGCAAGCAGGGTCTGGAACTTTCCGTCCGACGTCGACCATTCGCCCGAGATCGTCCAGGCGTTGGCCTGGGCGACGTTCATACCCTCGACGAAGGCCGGGATATCGATCGCGGCGTCAGGCGCCCCGATGCCCGCAATCCGCTTTGTGCGGTCGATCGTGCCGTCCAGGTTCAGCTTGTAGTGGCCGCGGCACCAGGCCAGCGCGTGGACAAAGGGGCTTTCGCTCCACTCCCACGTGCGCCAGTCGTCACGGCGCTGCGGGCCGCTTCCGCCCGGATAGGTGGAGTCCTTGCGCGGATCCCACAGCTTCATCCAGCGACCGATCCAGCGCGGATCAGGCACGCCATTGGTAAAGACGTCCCGGTCCTCCGGATTCTTCGCCAGCACCATGGTCCAGAACGAGAAGGCGGTCTGCGGCGCCGCGTGCTGCGTGCCCCAGCCGGTCAGGCCGGGGTTGCCGTACTTCAGTCCGGTCGGAGGCAGCAGGGCTGCATCGCCGGGCAGGCCCAGCGTCGTCTGCTGCCACATGTCGGCCGCGTAGAAGCCGGTCGCCTCGTTCTGCGGTCCGCTGAAGGTGACGGTCGCGCCGTCTGCCTCGAAGCGCGGAACCTGATCGATCGGGCCGAGCGACAGCGCCACGCCCAACGACATGGCGACACGCTTGTAGCCCCACGTCGCCTGAAAGACCTTGTTGCCGCCCAGCGCCGTGTATCCCATTGCGCCGCGGATCGGGGCCTTGGGGTCAGGCTTGAAGTCGAGGCTGGTGCCGCTGGACGGCGTGTTAGGACGCAGCAGCGCCGCGGAGGCTGCGGACAAGCCCAGCATCACGCCGCCCTTAACGATGGCGCCGGCCAGCGCATAGGTGCCGCCCATGCCGAGCGCACCCACGGTCCCAACGGCCCCGAGAGCCGTGGCGGTCGCCGTAACGGCCGAGGTCCATGCGGTCGCCGCCCAGGCAGCGGCGGCGGGGAGCAGCTGCGGCATTACACAACCCTCCAGGCCGCAACGTAGTCGTGGATCACGACCTCGCCGCAGACCCCGTCAAGGAAACCGAGCGCGTTGTTCCGGTGCAGGCGGATCGCCATGGCGTCGCCCATCCCGTCGCCAGACGGCCCGCAGAGCACATCACCCGTTCGCGCTTCGGCCGGCGCGATGCGCGGGAAATGCTGATCCATGATCTCGGACAGAGACGAGACGCCAAGCTTCTTCAAAGCGCGGCGCGCGCCAACCGGCGTAGAATAGGCGCCTGCCTTCAACAGCGACGGCTTGAAACCGAAGCCTTTCAAGTGGAAGACCAGCATTCGGGCGCAGTCAGTCGCCCCCAGGACCAACGGCTGACCGTTGAACCGGGCGAAGGTGGCTCCCGTGGCGGCCACCCGCAATTCTAGCTCTGTCATACTTGGTCGTATCTCGCGTGGTCGTTGCCGCCGCCGATGGAGCCGTTGCCGCCGCCGTATGACCCGCCCGAGCCCGAGGATGGGCCATTGTAGCCCCAGAACAGCTTCTGGCCGGCGTTGGTGACGTGCTGGAAGGCGCGGGCGTTGGAGCCGTACAGGTAGGTCCAGAAGGCGTCGTTCCAGCGGTGGCCTTCGTTGTCGTCGAACAGGCGCTCCCAAATCGAAGAGACCTCGAACCAGATGACCGTCGTCTCTTCGCTCGCGTCGATATCGGCTGTGTCCAGTTCCCCGGCGAAGACCAATTCCGGCTCTCCGATCAGGTGGCCGGTGATCTGGTCGATCGCACCAAACCACAGAGAAACCGGCGAGCCCTGAGTAGTCGGGTGAACGAGCTTCGCCATGGCCATTTCGGACTCCGGCAGCAGCACCATGCGCATCTTCGGAGCCTCGACGCCGATCTGCTCGCTGGTGTCTTCGATGGCGCTGAGCGTGCCGTAGATCGGATCCTTGCTGTTGAAGGTATGGCCGTTGAAGACGACCTGCCCCACCCCGTCGATGATCCGGATCGCATGGTCTGGCAGTTCGATCTGGAGCAGCAGGCACACCAAAGGAGCCGCGCCCTTCAGCGCAGCTTCCAGAGCCGCATTCATGGCCATGGGTTACTCTCGTTCGGTGATGGTGAAGCTCAGGCCCACGGTGCGGGCCACGTCGACGGTCCAGGTGGTTTCTCGACCACTGAGGAAGCCCTCGACCTTGGGTTGGGCGAACTCGGCAACGGTGTTGTCGGCAGGAGACCGGCGAAGCATCGGGTTGATCTTCAATCCGACCATCGCACCTGAGGCGGACGCCTTGTCCTCGGCGACCTGATGGACGTAACGGCGCCCTCCCATGACCAGGCTGAACCACTGGCCTGCCTTGGCGGTGTAGGGCGAGAAGCCGTCCAGGTTGAGTAGCGAACCGAGCTGGCCGACGCCGTTGACGAGCGGATTGCCGGGACTGCCCGTCGCAAAGCCGGGCTGCGGCAGGTTCAGCAGCACTGTGTCGGCCTCAGCGCTCGACAGGGCCGCGACCCAAGCCATCGCGTCCACGTACATCATCGGCGGGAGCTCGACGTCGAAGGCCCACTTGGAGCCGAGGCGACGAACGCGGCTGACGCTGCCGCCGAAAGTTGGCTCCTGATCGAGGCGTTTGGACAGTAGCCGGGGCGTGATGCCCCTGGGCGCAGGGCTGAGAGGGAGAACAATGGCCATCAGACGAGCCTCTGACGTGAGCGGCGCTGCTGGGACTCGACCTGATGCTGGACGACCTTCACCGCGCCCATGGCGGCCTGGGCGGCAACAGGCGCGGCGGCGTCCGAAGCCAGTGCGATGAAGCTGTCCCGTTCCGGCCTGACGATGACCTCGTGCTGGACGCGCTGGGTCGCCGCTGCACCCGAGACGCCGGGGATGCTGAGCGATGGGAGGGACATGCCGACAAGGCCGCCGAGGGAGTAGCCCTTCAGGTTCTTGTGCATGGCGTCGAGACGAGCGGCGCCGATGCGCTGAACTGCCTCCTGGCTGAAGACGTACTCGCCCTTGTGAACTAGGCCAGCGGGCTCATGCTTGCCGCCGTCGCCGGTGTAGCCACCCTCGGAGAAGCCGAAGAACGAACGCCCCCAGCCCAGCGCCTTCTTCAGCCATCCGCCCGAGCCTGAGCCGCTCGACGCCGCCGGCGCATTGGTCCCGCCCCCGCCGAACAGCGCAGCGGCTAGCGGCTCGACAATCGACTGACGCACCGAGATCGACAGCAGATCAGCCAGGATTTGCTTCGCCACCGCGCCGAACACGTCACCCAGCGAGCGGGTGTTCATGATCGCGTCGACAAGGCCGTCGTTCAGTGCGTCAAGGCCGCGCGTTCCCACACGCTCATAGGCTTCCTGCACCTCGGCGGCGGTGCGCAGGTTCGCGTCCCGCCACGCCTCCATCGGTCCCATGTTCTGGCGGTTGACGGCGTCGGTCTGTGCGCGTTCGATCCTGCCCAACTCGTCGCGACGCGCCTGCTTGTCCGCGTCGGACAGACCCGGCGTGCGGCTCAGTTCGCGTTCCAGGTCTTCCCGCGCTCGCTGCTGCGCCATGGCCAGCAAGCGAAGCTCGATGTCCCTGCGCTCCTTGGCCGTGCGGGCGGCGCCCGACTGAAGCGACAGCAGATCGCGCGTCAGGTCAGAAAGCGCACGCTCTTGGGCCAGCCGCTCATCGGCCAGGTCTCGGGCCAGAATGTCCGATGCCACACGATCTTCCAGCGTCGCCGTCTGGTCGTTGATCAGCTTAAGCTGGTTGAACTCGGCCTGGGTGATGTCCTTGCGCGCGAGACGGCTCTCAAGCTGCTTCTGCTCCGCCTCCCTCTCCAGCTTCACCTGGGCCTGCTCGATGTCGAAGCGTTCCTGAACAGTCAGTGCCTCGCGGTCGAAGATGCCTAGAGCGCGCTGGCGGGCGCGGAAGATTTCCTGCTCGACCCGCTCAGCGCGGCGAGCTTCGCGTTCAGCAGCCCGTTCGGCTCTGTTGTTCGTCCGCCCCGAAATGTCCGCCAGCGTCGGGCTGCCGCCACTGGAGCGACGCGGCGTACGCGGCGGCGCATAGCGGCCCGTGCCGTTCGCCAAGTCCTCAAGCGCTTCCTGGTCGACATAGCGAGGACCGCGCACAAGAGCTTGGCCAGCCTTCCACGCACCTTTGACGAAGCCCAGCGGAGTCGCCGCCATCCGAAGGGCGTCGCCGAAGCCCACGCCCGTCATCCGCCTAGCCGCCTGCGACCGGTCGATGAAGTCGCTCAGCGCGTTGATGGCGTCGGCAATCTGGGCGGTGAAATTCAGCACTTCGTCAGACAGGTTGATGAACGCCGAGGCCATCTGAATGCCGATGACCTGGGACAAGTCCTCAAGCTGGCTCTGAGCTTCGGCGCCCTTCTGGATCAGATCGGCATCCATGACAAAACCAAGGGCAGCAGCTTCGGCACGAAGGCGGTCCACTTCGTCGGCCCCCTCGCGGAGCGCAACAGCGAAAGCCCCTAGTCCCAGTCGTTCAGAGATGGCGGCGCGGTCCGCCTGGGAACCAAGCGCAACGATCCTATCCGTTGTCTTGGTCAGCGCGTCTTCCGCATCCTTGAACGATCGCAGGTCCTCCCGCGAGAATCCGAGCGCGGCAAACGACTTCGCGGCGTCTTTGTTCAGGCCAGCTTGCGCCTGCTCCCACTTAAGGGCGAATGCTTCCAGATCCTTGCTGGCTTCGGCGGCGCTCGATCCCGATTTGCGCGCCACGTACTGCCACTCTTGGAGGGCGTTCGTAGAAATGCCGATGCGACCAGCCGAGTTCGCGAGATCATCGGCCATCTTCAAGCTGGCCTGACCGAACTTGAGCGCCATCGCTAGGCCCGCGGCGAAGACGGCGGTCAACGCCGTGATGCCGAGCGTCATTCCGCGGATCATGCCGCTGAAGGAGTTGCCGATGCTCTTCGAACTGCGGTCCGCATCGTTCTCGACACGGTCCATGAAGCCCTTCACGTCTCGCTCAGACTGACGGAGATCGTCCGCAAGTTTCTTGCGAGTAGCCCGCAGCTCGAACTCGGCCGAGCCGACGACATTGCCTTCAGCCATGGAGCCTCCAAAGAAAAAGGCCCGCCGGGGCGAGCCTGCAGGAAATCGCAACCGCGCATCGTTTCCCGATCTTGCGCGAATCGCGTTTCGTTAATTTACGACTTGACGGGCGGGTGATTCGAGGGTGCGCGAATGGTTCACCCGAGTCGCTTTTCCCGAAAAACCCGAGCCATTGGTATATCGATGGTCGGCAGATTATTCCCCCTTGCCTCGCCCTTGAGGCATCTTTCAGCCCCGGCCGTCGTTAAGCGCTGGCGTTAAAATTGCTGAAAAATTGAACCTGAGGGCATGAGGCCACGTTGACTAACCGCTTCCTTTGAGACAGTGCTGATCCGTTGGGGGAACGTTAGGGTGAACAAAGTGGGAACCGAGGTTACCTATAAAATCGTTGTCAAGATGAAGCGTCGCCCAGATGGCGGCCTCCGCGCTTGGAGCGATCAGGTGCCTGGGCTGGTGCTTTCGCACAAAGATCCGGCTCGGGTTTTAGCTGACATAGAACCGGCTTTGGTCGTCATCCTTGAAGAGCAACTTGGCTGCGCGGTGAAGGCTGAACGCCTGTCGCCGATGCCGGTCTTCGGGGCGCACATGAGCCTAGCGCAGCGGCTGAAAACTCGCGCCATCGCTATGCTTGAGCCCGCGTTCGATTTCATTGATCGGCGTTTTGATCACGCTCTGCGCCGCATGGAGTATGCGGCTCATCCCTGTAACGGGTGATCGGTAGTAAGTTCCTCTCCCGCCCCCAATGGGAGAAGAAGCTCAGATCTATTGGCGCCGAACCGTTAACGGGCAAAGGCCCTCTGAACTCTGCTGAGTGGTGGCGCTTGCCTGGCAAGCCCCCCTTCACTGTCCCTTGTGAAGACAATGGGACCTGCGAACTTTGGGCGATCAAGCAAATCTGCCGAGAACAAACCGGCAATCAGGGTTGGTGGTAGCGCGAAGGTTCGCACCCTCCTCAGTCATGGTGATCTCCTGGGTGGGGTGCCAGACGCGCGTTCGTCAGTTTCTGGCGCTCGGAATGGCTAATTCTCTCGCTGTTTCCACGTCGACGAGCGACACGCACTCCTCCCGATCAGGATCATCGCAGATCACATCCGCAGTCAGCCAGGCTCGGTAGTCAGCATTGCTGACCTCGCACCTGAGCCGCAGATGCCCCTCCGGCGACTTGCTCCCTGTAATCTTCCAAGGGACTATCAGGGCGGATCGGTCTGGGTCGACGCTCCCAGCCTCCCCCGCTTGGATCAAAGCGTTCAGGCAATGTTCTGCGTTGGTTGAGTTCGCTACCTCTTTCGGAGCTTCCGCGCGCCCGCACCCCGCGACGATTCCCACCGCCGCCAGAACAACCAACCGTTTCATGACCAAGCCCTCCGCTGAACGGGGAGGCTATTCTTCGCCGCCCTCGACCTGCAACCCCCAGTCCTCAGCCATGCGGTGGAACTTGGCGAGGGCTTCGGCTTCTGCCAGCGCAGGATCAGCAGGCTTGAGCATCGTATCGACGTAGTGCTGAGGGGACTGCAGCCGCTCTTCGCGAGCAAACCGCTCTGCCCACCATCCCCCGAAGAGGGAAGCCTCCATGGCGGCGTCGAGCCGCTGGGTTAGCCGGTGAGGGGTCAGCCCCCAGAACTCAGCCTCTTTCAAACCCGCCCGTAGCGCTGCCCGAAGATGCGCCCCCACCACGTCCTGCGGGGGCTCGGCCGAGGGTTTTGGGAGCCGTCCGTGGCAGGCCTCCCGTCCGGGCCGTACTGCGCCAGTTCCCAGGCTTTCCAGCAAGCCTTGAGGCATTCGGCCATAGGGTATTCGGCCATGGGAGCAGCCATCACGTCAGCCGCCTGCAACTGGCCGGCGCTCATGACCTCCAGCGCCTCAGCCATCGCCAGCGAAGCGCCGGGCTTACCCTTCTGCATGGCCTTGAACTGTTCCAACAGCCAGTCATGGCCCTTTGCGTCGAGGGCGGCGTAGGTCAGTTGCAGCGGAATCGCCCGCCCATCCGGCAAGGACAGGCGGACGATCCCAAGGCGTTCATCGGTCGGCTGCATCAGGCGCCCTGATTATCGCGAACCGGAGCGGCCATCGGCTCCAGGGTGCCGGAGTACGTCACCTTGCCGTCGACGGGAGCGGACAGGGTCAGGTTGGGCACGGAGTTGAAGCTGATCTGCTTGGCCTGAGCGCCGGCACCGAAGGTGATGCGGAACGGCAGCGGCGTGTTGGCCGCCATGGCAGCGAACATCGCTTCCTGCTCGGTATCGCCCTGTTCGTAGTGCATCGAGAAGGTGTAAGGCGACGGCTCGCGCGGGCCAGAGATGTATTCTCGAGTGCCCGCGACCGTATCGAAGTCGGTGGCGTCGATCTTGTTTGGCGAGAAGCCGCCGCCGTCGAGGCTAAAGACGCCCGAGATATTCTCGTAGGTCAGGGTTCCGCTGCCGGAGCCCAGCAGCAGGTGCATGAAGCCTTGGGCCAATACGGCCATGGCGCTCTCCTATGTTGCAGGCATGGAAAAGGCCGCGCACAGCCTGCCCTGGGCGCGTTGGGGATGACCGGCTGGGCCGGGGTTCAGGTGTTGACGAGATCCAGTCGGATCGTGACGCGGCGGCCGGTGTAGGCTTCGTCCGTCGTCGGGGATTGGACCGGGCCGGTGACGCGGGCCACATCGCACTTGCCGCCGGTGACGACGAGGTCGCCGGGGCGGTTATGGAAGAGGTCGCGGACCTGACGCATCAGAGCGTCGAGCCCTGCCGCCGAGCCGGTCCTGCGTTGATAGCCGCGCACGTCCTGCACGATCAGGCGGCCTGTCTCGGTGAAGGTCTCCATCGCCACGTCAGAGGTCGGCACGGCGATGATGAGGAACGGCTTGGAGGGCTTAGACGGATCCAGCTCCTGCTCTAGGAAGTCGTCGGGCGCCGTCTCGTTGAAGATGGCCGGGGCGCCGTTCCAGGTGGCCAGCGACGGGGCGACAGCAGCGAGGCGAGCGAAGATCGTTGCGGTCGAGTTCAATCCTTCGCTCCCTCAATGAACGCCTTCCGCAGGTCGTCGACATGGTCGGTCGCCAGCAGGCCGAGGAAGGGGCGCGGCGCCATCCGCTCGGTGCCCTTCTCGAGCGCCTCGGCGTAGCCGGCATTGGCAACGACACGCCCAACCAGATCGTCGCCATCCTCACGGATGCTCGGATCGGCGTTGGTGTTGGAGCGCAGGTTGTTGGTGTCAGGCGCAGGCGGCTCTCCGGGAGCGGAGGCTTGGTGTTTGCCGTAGATCTTGCCGGAGCCTGGCCGGCGCAGAATGTCTTCCTTCAGGATCGTCTCAGCCTTGCCGAGCGCGCCTCGCAGCCCCTTCTCCCCGGCGTCCGCTGCGATACGGGCGAGCACGCCGTCGTAGAGCGTGACCTTGGCCATCAGCGGGCCTGAAGTTTGTAGAGCGCGCTGGCCGGGTCTCCGGTCTTGGCGATGACGTCGAAGGTGCGCATCGCCCCGCCGTTGGACGGGTCTGGCGCAGTGATCTTGTGTCCCTTAGCCGGGATCACCCCAGCGGGCAGGCTGCTGCCCAGAACCAGCACCTGCCGATCCGTCGCAGGGATGCCGAGGCTGATGCGGCGATAGTCGCTGTAGTCCGTGACCAACGCCTTGCAGTCATGTGGCACCGGATCACCCGGTATCCAACCGCCCTGACCATCGGAGGTCGCCTCTCCCGGCACAGTCAGGACGCCGTCTTCGAAATCCTCCGCGAAGTCCTCATAGGCGGCTTCGGCTTCACCGGTGATGATGCTCATGCCGCCCTCCGCACAGAAATGCTCTCGTCGCATCGACATGCAACTATCTCGTCAGCCCCTGCCCCGAGGGAAGCGTCCCCCGGATACATCATCAGGTCGCCGCTCGGGCTCTGGAACGGCAGGGTCAGGCCGCGCACCTTCTGACCGCCCATGGCGTCGTGGGTGTCTCTGACGCGGCGGTCCCCGGCGTTGTGCCAAGCCCGTTCAATCTCGCCTTCAGTGATCCGCCCGCTATCGACCAGCTGCTGATAGGCTTCCTTCTTGGCCGCCCGGATAGCGGGGATGCCCTCAGTCCGCGCGATGATCTCTCCGCGCAGTTGAAGGAGCCGGCGCTCATAGGCGGTGATGGCCCTGGCTGCGATCTCGGGGTCGACAGCCCGACCTTCTCGGATCGCCTTGGTGATGGAGCGATCGAAGCGGCGATCTCGCCGCCCGCGCGTCAGATAGTGCTTCAGCAGCTTCGGATCAGCTGAAGCCAGCTCAGCGCGAGCCGTGGCGACGTACGCCCGCTGCGGGGCCGACAGTCCCATGAGGCCGCCTTCCCGCTTTCCCGTGACCCGGCTGATGCGGCCGACCAGATCGAGGCCCACGGCCCGAGGATGAGCGCCCCGCGCCATGCCCTCGGCGATGAACTGTCGGGCCTGTTCACGTTCGGTCTCCAGCAGGCCGGTGATGAGGCGTCCGGCCGTCGTGCGGATGATGGCGGCGGCGCGTTGGTTGCCGGGATCGAAGCGGAACCCAACTGCGACGCTGGCGGGCATCGAGGACACAGCCCCCTGCCCTCCAGCAATGAACGCCTCGTTGAGCTTGGCTTCCAGGGCGTGGAAGGCGGCGCGGTCGAGGTGAAGGGCCTCCATGGCGCCGTTCAGGTCGCCCTGATCAATCGCGGCCACCAGCCGTTGAAACTCGACGCCAGACTTCAGATCGGCGACGACGACCATGAAGGCCTCAGCGACCTCCGGGCCGAACTTGGCCGTCAGCTCCGCGAAGAGCTGCCGTTGCGTCGGTCGTCTGGCCATGGGGCGTTAGGGCTTGAGAGCCCTGGCGTGGCGCGCGGCCTCCGCCATGAGGTCGAGGTAGGATTCAGCCTGGGCCATCGCGACCTCGCGGATTTTCTGCTGCTGCTCGAGCGGCGCGTCTCCGAGGATCGCCTTCTGCAGCGCGTCAGCCGACGAGATGATGTCCTGAAGGGTCTCGGTGGCCATCGCCAGCGGCATCTTGTGCGCGTTCAGGCGCGGATCATCTGCGTCGATGCGGCGGGTCACGATCTGGACAGTTGCACAGGTCATGTCAGACCACAAACACAGCGACCTGCGGGGCAGAGAAGTACGGCGCGAGCAGGCCCTCGACGGCGCTCAAGCGCAGCGTGTTGTCGGCCACGGCGTCGCCGCTGCCTTCGAAATATTCTTTCTCGATGACGTCGATCTTCTTGCGCTTCAGGGCGCCAGCGCTCGTCGCTGTAACCGCCAGGGAGCCAGGCTTGAGCACCTCCTGGAAGGCAGCCGCATAGGCCGCTTGCTCGACGGCGACGGGGATGACGTCGGCCGGGATCGACTGCCCATGGGCGCTAGCGTCAGCTCGAGGCCAAGCGCGATCCTGAGCAAAGCTCCCGGTCGGCTGGCCGGAGAAGCGGGAGCCGTACAGTCCGTCGATGTACTGGCTCCCGCGCTGCCGTAGGATGGCGGGCGCAGGCGCGCTCTCGGGCAGGACATGGCCATTCATGGTCAGCCAGTCCTCAAAGCCCTGATCGGTGCCGTAACCCGCCATCCCCTTACTCCGCCGGCTTGGTCTTGCTGGCGATGAAGGCGGTCTTGGCGTCAGCGTCCATCTTGTTGAACGCCTCGGCCTCTTCCTTCGTCAGCTTTTCGACCAGTTCCTTGGTGCCCTCGACGACCGAGTAGGAGCCGGCGCCGCGGTGAACGGCCTGAGGGCCCTCGGCGGGCTTCTCGGTCTTCTTGGCTTTCTCGGCAGGCTTCACCTTCACCCCATCACGGGCGAAGGCGTCGATCTGCTCTTCGGTCAGCGGCCGCGCATTGGCGACCTCCGCCTCGGAGTTGGCCGCGACGACATGGAAGCCGCCGCGCACCTTGAAGGCCTTGTCGAGGGGCGAGCCGTTCTTCACGGCGTAGGTAGTGACGTCTGCCATCACTTCACCCCCTTACGCAGCACGTCCGGGCGTTGGCAGAAATACAGCGGGTAGCTGTACAACTCGCCGCGGGTCCACGCCTGACGGTCCCGGTCGGGGATGTTCATGGCGTAGGTGTCCTGGCCCAGCGTGTTCACGTACGGGCCGAACTCCGCCGGAGCCATCGCCTTCTTGAAGACGTCCTTGGCGCCAACCGGGAAGAACTTGGCCTCGTCCGGATCGATGGCGACGGTCGAGTTGTCGTCCGTGCCCCGGTAGTTGTGCCAGGTGATCCCGCCGTAGGTGAACGCCTGCCAAGTGCGGTCCTGACGAAGGTCCGCCGCAGCCGCCCAGTTCTGGTACGTCTTCTCGACTTCCGGATGCGTGATCAGGGCGTCGTAGAAGGCGTCGCCGACGAGGGAGTGGATGGTGGTGCCCGGCGTGAAGGCCCCGCCGGCCGAACGCGACATGGAGCGGATGACCTCGGCCGTCTTCAGCCGGATCGCGCCTGTGGCGGGATTGGCGTTGCCCAAATCGAAGTTGATCGCCGGTGCCTCGGTGACGCCGAACTCGGTGAAGTAGTTATAAATCACCGTGGTGCCGTCAGCATCCAACAGGAGGCCCTGCAGGGCGCCCAAGCGGTGGAACTCGTGCGTCAGGTCCATGTCGTCGCGCACGGAAGCCATGCGCTTCAGATACTCGGCCTGGACCTGGGCGAACTCCGTCTCGGAGCCAAAGGCGCGGATGCCCTGGATCTCCTCGGCGTAGAGGGTGAAGCCCTCGGCCAGACGGGTAGTCTTCAGCGGCACCGCATTGCGCGGGTCCACGACCAGCTCCTTGGGCGGAGCCCCGACCGGGCTCGACGGGATGAGCGTCAGCTTGCCCTCGCGACGGTCCACGAAGACCGTGCGGGTGCGTACCGGCATGGGCTCGAAGATGTTCAGCGAGCCCAGCAGCTGGGGCTTGTAGCCGACCTTGTTGACCGCGCCCGTGAGCGAAGTCATCGAGAAGGCCGACGAGTTGAAGATGTCCATGGACGCCATGGTGTCTGCCCTCCTTAGCGGACGATGATGCCGAGGGCTTTCAGCGCCGCGTTGGCCGTAGCCTTTGCAGCGTCGTTCGCCCCGTTCTGGTAGATGAGATGCGCGCCGTTCACTTCGGCATCGCGCACGACGATGGTCTTCTTGACCGTGCCGATAGCTGCCTCGAATAGGATGCCGGCGACGGTTTCAGCGCCGGTCGACGCGGCCGGGTCATAGCGGACGAAGTTGCCGCCCGCGGTCAGCTTGCCGAGGATGGTGCCCGGAAGCAGGCCCGGCGCGGCGCCAGCGGCCACGGTGCCGACATCACGCGAGCGGTACATGCCGTTGGCTTCCGACACGATGAAGTTGGCCGTGCCGCGGTTCTCGTTGAGTTGAGCCATGGCTTAGGCCCCCTTCTTGATCAGATCGACGCCGGCGCGATCGAAGACCGCGTCGTTCCAGGCATCGTTCGCGTTGATGGAGTGGTCCTGCGACTGGATGGCGTGGCGCACCGTGTCGTCCTTGGCGTCCACGACCTTCAGATCCCAGGCAGCGTCGACGTAGGCTTCGGACTTGTCCTTCACCGCATCGCCCAGAACGGCGCGCTTGATCTCGGCGTTGGACTTGCCGTCCGTGACGACCTTCGGGTCCAGGGCCTTGGCCTTGGTGACGACGGCGGCGCGATCAGCGACCAGCGCGTCCAGAGCAGCGTCCTCGACGACCTTCTTCTTGGTCTCCTCGAGTTCTCCGTCCTTCTTGGCCAGTTCGGCGTCCTTGTCCGCGATGGCCTTGGCGTGATTGGCGTTCGCGGTTTCGAGGGCCTTGGCGGACTGATCTAGCAGCCCCTTCAGCTTGTTGATCGCGGCCTCGCCCGCGTCCGTGGTCTCGACCGGGAGGCCGTCCACGATAATGGTCTTGAGCGTCATGCGACGGTCTCCATGGTGGCTGGGCGCTTTGGGGGAGCCGGTCTCGGGGGCGCCCTGGTCCCCGATGCGGCATTCCGATCCGGCCCGGCCTCGCGCCACGATGGCGAGGTGGTTGCCGCGGATGTCTGTCTGGATGGCGTCGTAGGCCTCACCCTGAGGCGTCGTGCCGGCGTCGAAGACGATCTTGCTCTGGTAGCCGCAGGACAGCTCGCGCTTGCCCGCCTTCACGTCCTGAATGGCGGCCTGATCCATCACGACCATCGGCACGCGGATGAAGTCGCCGTCGCGGGCGATCTCGTTGCCCGTCATGCCGACGCTGTGCGCCTTCCAGTTCGTGGCGGAGACGGCCTCGGCAGGGTGATCGTTCGTCACCGGCCGATGGGCGAAGCTGGCCAGGGCGTCGGACGAAAAGACCTCGCTCTCAGGCCGGAAGACGCGGACGATGGCCTTGTCCCGGAACCCAGCCTTGTTCTCCGGGTCCACTTCCTTGCCCGTGTAGAGCTGGATACCGGTGCGCGCGATCTTGGCATCGGCCACGAGGTATCCATCCCGCGTGAGCCGAGGCTCGCCGAGGGTGACGGCGTCGTAGAGTTGCATGTAAGACCCCGCTATTTGGGAGGCACCAACATGATCGCTGAGTATGCGACCTACGCGTCGGTACTGTTCGCGGCTTTAGCTGCGGTTTTCTGGTTCGCTTCGGTGAAGGCGTCGGTCCCGCCTGAGGCGGGTTCTGATCCCCACGGCAGGGGGACGACGATCGGGAAAACAATCTTGACGACTGTCGGCGGCAAGCGGGTTGATCTGCCGGCAACTCTCGTCAAGCAAAGCGGGCGAAACGCATGGGGCGCGATCTTCGCCGGGTGCGCTTCGCTGTGTCAGGCCTTGGCGCTTATCGCGACCAAGTTCAGCTGGCCCTAGGCCTCCGTCAGCTTCGAGGACCAGTCTTCATCGACCTCCGAGAACAGCTCGGGGCCGAAGACCAGCTTGCCGCGGTAGGGCTCGACCTTGGATAGATCGAGGTCGCCGCCGGCGTAGGTGATGGTCACGTGCGGCTGGTAGGACGGGAAGTCCCAGGATGCGTCGGCTTCGCGCTTGATCGCCTCGTGCCGCCACGACAGTTCGGACGAGTTGAACAGCAGCACGACCGCCCCCTTGTCGCCCAGCGGCTCAACTAGCCGGGCTCCGCCGGGGGCGATGGTCAGCTTGCCATCCTTGTCGCTGCTCCAGGTCTCCCCGACCTTCATCCAGTCCACCGGGCGGCGGCTGAAGGCGATGGTGACGTGAAGGTCGTCGGCCGGCGTGGTCGTTTCGAAGCCCTGCGCCTTGGCCCAGGCGATGAACTCGGCGGCATTCAGGAGCTTGCGCTGCACATAGAGGGTGCGCGGCGCAACGTCCTTGGCGTCGATTGGGTTTGGCTGCTGGCGGGCGGGCGGAGGCTGGCTTACGGCGGCCGCCTCGCCTTCCCCGTCGTCGTCCTGCTCCCCGAGCTTGCCGTATTCCTCGATGGCGGCTTCCAGTCCGGCGAGCGAGCCGTCCTCGACCAGTTCGTTGACCAAGGCGTCCGACAGCGCCTCGATGGGCATGAGCGGCTCTGACGTGCCGCCGTTGCCCGCGATGGTGCGCGCCGCGTCCGACTTGGTCTTGAAGATGTCCGCCTTGTCCTTCTCCGACAGCTGCCAGAGCGGGTTCCAGTCGTAGTGAATGGCCGGGTCGCGGGTGCCAGTAGCCGATCGGATCAGGGCCTCGTCCAGCCGTGTCAGGGCCGGCCCCATCTCCAGCGCCTGCCCGGCGGCGATGCGGTCGTAATAGTTGCGCAGATCGCTCTCACCCGCACTGTTCAGACCGCCCGGCGACATGCCCATGAAGCGGGTCATCGGAATGTCTGCGGCACCGGCGGCGTGCTGGTCGAAGCGGTCCAGCAGGTCGGGCAGAGAGGCGAAGCTGACGGCCTTGCGAGCGTAGGTGTTTTTGGCGTCCAGCACGAGGGCTCGGAGGTTGGACTTGGCGTCCAGGTTCATCTTCAGCAGGTCGCGGACCTTATCCTCGCCGCCGGCCATCTTGAGGATTTCGGCCAGGCCCTCGATCGACACGACGTCGACGTTCGCCTCGAAGATCAGGCTGTTGATGTTGGCCGACGCGCTCTCGGCCTGCTTCACCGCGGACATGACCGACACAAGCACGCTGTCGCCCCAGCCGAAGGCGCTGGACGCAATGTCACGGTCGGGCAGTTCGGCCCCGTAGAAGGTCGTCAGGCGCGAGGGGTGGATGCGAGCTTGCCCGGTGGCGTCGCCCGCGACGGTGAACTCCTTCGGCATCCCGAAGAACTCGGACATGGGGTCCGTTTCGAGATCGCCCGGTATGAGCTGGCGCGGCGTGAACACCGTCAGGAAGCGGAGGCCGCCCTTCTGCACGCGCTCCAGCTCCAGCGGTTGGGAAGCGTCGTCCCCGAAGTCCACATAGACGGCGGCACCTCCAAACAGGCGGGCCTTCTTGCGCGCCTCCAGCACCTTGGCCCGAACGTTCAGCCGCTTCTCCTCGGCCTCGATCAGCTCGATCTGGCCATCAGCAGCCTGCCAGGCGCGCCATTCACGGCAGCTATCCAGCGCCGGGATGTCCACGATCTTCCGGGCCATCCATGACCCGCGATAGGCGTTCACCAACTCCTGCGGGTCGATGGTCGGCTCGGCGTAATAGGTCGAGGCCGCCTTGTCGCGCTCCGTCCCGAGGCCGGAAAGAGCATTGGCGAGGCCGTCGCCGATGGTGATCACTTCACCCATGGGTCTGACCTCACAGAAGGCTGTCGATGTCGAGGATAAGTGGCGCGTTCAGGGCCAACTCGTTGAAGGCGTCTGCGGCGGCGTCGACCTGGTCGTCGTGAGCCGCTGACGGGAAGGTGCAGAGTTCATCGAGGAAGGGCTCAATCCAGGCGTCGCGCATGGGGTCCCCCGTCGTGAGGATGA